TTTTGGAGTAGTTTGTCGATTGCTTCTCTTGTAATCGGGTTTGTGTGGTATGTCATCTGCTTATAATGTTTCGACCAATGCCAACACCTACAAAGTGTTGACCGTTAAAGCCATAGTTTGCGCTAATGTAAGTTCTTTTTATAGTTGCTTGTAAGCCAACCCCAAACAAAGGCGTGTAACTTTCGACAAAATCGCTTTGAAGCCCGACCAATCCGTGAACACCTAACGCCCAGCCCAAAGGTTTCTTCCTCAATTGCACTTTCAAGTTCTCGGTTCTGTTCTGATAGTTAGACCAAGTTAGTCTAATGTCGTTTACTGTCGTGTCGTAGTTGGCTAATTCGGTAAGCCACGTTTCCACTATCTTAAAAGTGTCTATCAATAACATTGTATCTAAGCGAATAACTATCTTATCCGAGTAGATTGTATCGTAACGAGTAACAAGTTCTTTAGAAACAAACCTAACGGTATCGGTTCGCCATCTATCAACGTATTTAATAGTCGGAACTGGTCGCTCTATTACCTTTGTTATGGTTTTAGCTTCTGAGTTGCACCCTTGCCAAGCCACGATAAGACCCAGCAAGAAAGCAAGAATGTAAGGAAGAAACTCCTTAACTAAACGTATTGCGATGTCCCTTCCCAAATCTCAATCTCAGCTTCTCGTCTGCGAATTAATCCTTTAAGAACTCTTCCTCCGCCTTTGTTCCAACGCCTGAACTGGCTAGGTATTTCTGAATAGTTAGGGTTTGAATTTAACCAAGCTAATAAAGTAGACTTTGAGAAGTTGCCGATTCCTACATTATATGTAAACGAAATTAAAGCCGCTAATTTATGCGCTGGAAGTTTCACCTCCACTACGTTTTTAACTTGCTTCTCAACGCTCTTAATAGTGTCCAGTAGCATCTTATCCGCTTCCTTCTTGGTTATCTCTTTGTCGTCCATCGTAACCCTTTCACCATTGGCGTACATTGTATTACCGTAGCCGATAGTCGGAATGTTAGCCGGGCACAAGTAAGGTTCTGAGGAGTAGCCTTCAAACTCTTTTATGACCTCTGCGGCTATCTTTGCCGCGCTTGGTCTTGGTGATTTCTTCTTTGCAGTTTCCATTACAGTTACATTCTACTGGTCGCCAAGCGCACCACTTTACATTTTGCAACGGTTTTCTTTTAGTTCTCCGCGCATCTCAACTAACGCCTTTGTGTTATCCGCTATTACATCGCTGAACTTGTCTACGTGCTTGTCGTTCGCCTCTTGCCAGTCCTTCCGTTCGTCTCTATGGATGTCGGTTAACTTATTAAGATAAAAGATAAGCACACCTAAAAAGACCCCAGCTATGCCATACTGCGTAAACGCTTCTAGTAAAATTTCCATTATAAAACTAAGTTACCTTGTTCATCAATTTCTGGAATGATTCCATATTCTAGCAGTCTCGCAATCCAAACTTCTTCGTCTATTGTTGTTTCCCAAACCTGAATAGTGTCAGTTCTTTGGTTCGGGTCTGTCCATCCGTAACCTAATACAGATTCTTTGTCATCGCCATCGAATGTAATCCAATAAGTCCTAACTGGTGGGTTTATAATACTGTTCATTTTCTAAATTTTAAATTCCACCACCATCTGTTATCGTCCAACCGTAAGTTGTGATAAGACTAGTTCTTGCCGTGTCTGCTGCTGAGCCTATCGTGTATTGAGCAGAACCGAAGTTTATACCTATAGCGTTAGGTGGTGCTTGTGCTTCCCAAGCTACTAATAAAGCATCGTAGTTTACTGTCGTGATATTAGTATTGGAGAATGGATTGTTAGTTGAAGTTATTCCAACAATATTCCAAGTTGGTAAACCATTCCCTTCAAATAAAGTATTACCCTGAAATGTTCTAACTAAGCCCCCTTGGACAATCCAATTAGATACATCAGTATTAGCACCAAGATTCGCATTTTGGAATGTTTCGTTCCAATTGGTAATATTAGTCACTACCCAAGTTGAAAGGTCTTGGTCACCTAAAATTGAACCTTTGAAAGATTGACTCAAAGTTGTAACGCCAGCGTGAATGATACCACTTATGCTACCACCACTCATTCCATTATTAACGAAAAAAGTGAAGTTAGTACATATAGAAAAATCCCAACCAGAGAAATCTACATTTATTAAATTAGCATTTCTAAATGTGGCGACTGCTGAGTTTACACTTGATAACAAAGGTTTATCTGTTGCGGTAATATTTAAGTTAGCGCAATTTTGGAATATTCTATCGCTTGCAATGTCAAAAGCCCCCCAATTGCTGATGTCTATAATTTTTCTGTAATCACCAGTAGCAGCAAATCTAAACGTATTTACCGCACCTTCAATAGTAATAGTGTAAGTTCCGCCCGAAGCGTAGGTGTGCGTGTTTAAAGTGTTCACCGTTCCATCTCCCCAATCAACAGTATTACCCGCAGTCATAGGTAAGACAATAGTATCAGAAGCCGACCCAGCTTGCGTAGTGTCCCACGTTGAAACAAAATCGGGATTAGGTGCAGCACCTCCTCCTCCTCCGCGAATTGGTCGAAGTCCTATTTTAGAACTAGCTATCATTGGTTATAAACGATAACGCTTCCGCTTGTCAAAGTAATGGCAGTAATAGCTTCGCCACTTGGAACAACGATGTAAGCCCCAGCTTTGAGCGGAGTACTTAACCCGTAAGCGGCTAAAGAGTCAGTTGAGCCTACGGTAAAAACGGTAACAACCGTGTCCTCCTGAGCGATAAAAGCGTAGCCCGTTAGTGAAGTGTGTGCGGCAGCACCGAGAACTTTGCATCCTCTGCCTCCGAGTAATTTTTGTGAATCAGTCATTTTTTAAATTGGTATTTGGCACTTGTTATAGTCGTATGGTTGAGTAATCGAAAGAACACAAGCGTGTCCGCTTACCTTGTCATCAAAGCGTTCGGTGAATGGTTCAAGTGTTACGCTCGGTTGTATGCTTAAATCGGTTGTATGCAACTGTCGGAAGTAAGCTACAAAGTCAAGCAAAACTTGAATCGTGTCCGACATTACTTCTTGCTCGTTCTCTTCGCCCGGTAAGACTCTATCCATCGCCAAAAGTCGAATGTTATAAGTTAAAGTTCTCTCGCTTAATACAACGCTCTCCTCAATAGCCCAAAGAACAAGGTAGTCAAGTTCCTTCGGGTTGATTTCCCAAACGTCCCCGTGTCCGTACTGGTTCACCTGAAGGTGTGCAGTCGCCTCGTTTTCGATTAAGGTTAGTATTTCGTTGAGCGTGTACATATTTCTTTAGCTTGTCTAAGTTCTTACGATTTACGTTTACGCTCATATTTATCTTCTAAACTTATGTTTCTTCTTCTGTTTCCTAGAAACATACCAGTTGTGTAAGTTCTAGTGTCGGGCTGTATTGTATCAAGTCCGCTATTCGGGTTGGCGTAAGCTGGATAGTTCGTACTGTTTTCTAGTAAGAAATTTACTAACCTTTCCGTGTACCATTCCGCTTTATCTCGGTACTTATGTTGTATAAAATTAATCTCATCAAGCGAAGCGTTAGAACTGTTCTCAGAACTTTGTTGGTGCAGTCCTTTGTTTAGGAACTTGTAAGAAATAGCCGTAGGTGCTTCAGCTTGTACCCAATACAATAAAGAAGGTTGTATGTAGTTTTCTAATAAAGTTTCGTTTGCCGTTGTTAAACTTGAAGCGGTTATCTGAGTTTTTAGTTCATCGTAAAGAGTAGTTCCAATCTTGTGTTGGATGTGTATGTCCTGACACATTAGAACAACGGGGCGCAAGTATTTAAAGTCAATATTCTCGTGAAGGAGAGTATTGTCCTTTAGGAAAGTTTCGGATATAAATAATACGTTAGCCATCTTACTTCTTTATACGCATTAGTTTCTGTTTCCAGTAGTGGCGGCAATGGTAACTACTACCCCAAAAGCCACCGCCTCGCATCCATACATTTCTATTTTGACTTACTCCTATGTCTTGTATTTCGTCAAGTTGCCAAGACTTATTTTCTTCCTCCACCAATTTAACCAGCTTCCTACAAAAGTCGCGAGTCGTTGGAATAATAGAATCGCCACTTACTCCGGGTCTTTTTTCGTAAGTGTATCTAATAACGAACTCTTCCTCTACTGGTGGTATTTCTTTAAGTAATCTTTCGCCTTCTTTGGTAATATTCACGACTCGTTGGCTAGAGTCTAGCACTTCGCCAATCTCCAACACAATAGCGTTCGATTCATTCAATACCTGAAGCCCAGCCATAACTCTTTCAATAGATAGTTGTAACTGCTC